ACTACGAAGTTCGTTCAATTTATTCAACAGAAATTGGTAGACAGTTGGCTTATCATGCTGACAAAGCAATCATTCGTACCATACTTGGTGGCTCAATGGCGAAGACTGATCGTTTTGGTAACGCCGAAACAACCGTGGCTGGTCAGGAAGCAAATAAGTACCTTGGTGGTAGGATTTGCATTGATGGTACAGCCTCAGGTGACGGTGCTAACAACGAAAGTTCGTCTCAGGCGTTATATGACACTACGGTTGCGACTGACGCAGGGCATGGTCAGGACCTTTACAACGGTATTTTCCATGCAGCAAATCTGATGGATCAGAAGAACGTCCCTACTGAGGGTCGGTACTGCCTGCTTCCACCAGATGGTTACTACCAACTACTCACTCAACAACTGGACGCGATCAATCGGGACTTCAACCCGAACGCTAACGGCTCAGTCGCCGCTGGTGATATCGTTTCGGTTGCGGGTGTTCGTATTCTGAAATCTAATCATGTTCCACAGGGCGACGAATCTGGCGGCTCTGCTGATGCAACCCTTGGAAGTTCGTTGATTAACAACGACTTATTTGGAGCCGATTCTGGTTATTCCAGTCAAGACTTCAGTACAATTCAAGGCTGCGTTTTCCAAACTGAAGGTGTAGGCACTGTTAAGTTGCTTGACCTTGCAATGGAATCAGAATATTACATGGAACGTCTTGGAACGATGCTACTTGCTAAGTATGCAATGGGTCATGGTATTCTTCGTGAAGAAGCGTGCTATGCACTGGTAGATAATACTTGACCTTAAGTAGTATTTAGGTTATACTCATCACAGTGAGTCTCCCCTGGGGCGGCTCCTCTTCGGAGGGGTCGCTCCTTTTTTCTATTATTGGAGAATTATAAATGGCATCAACTAGAACAACTGAATTAGAGGCAATCAATACTATGTTGTCTGCCGTAGGTGAACCTCCAATCAACTCGTTAGATGGTCAATCGAATGCAGATGCGGCTATCTCTCGTAACATTCTTACAGAAATCAGTAGAGAAGTTCAGGCACACGGGTGGCACTTTAACACCCAAAAGAAAGTCACCTTTTCTCCTGATGATTCTACAAAATTCATCAATCTTCCAGACAGCGTACTTCGTATAGACATTGAATACTGGATGGAATCTTCAGGTACATCTTCGTCTTACGACACCAGAGATGTAGCCCAAAGAGGTGGCAGGCTTTTCAACAAAACCGACAACACCTACCTGTTCACTAAAGATGTGGAAGCGGGTGTAGTGTACATGCTGGACTGGGATGACCTTCCAGAGCCAGCCCGTAGATATACCACAGTAAGGGCAGCAAGAATCTTTCAAGATCGAATGGTAGGGTCTCAAGCACACCACGCATTCAGCCAAGAAGACGAGGTTCGTGCCTTGGCTCTACTCAAAGAGTTTGAAGGAGACACGGCTGACCACTCTATATTTGCAAACTATGACACATACCGCATAGTGAATAGAGCAGACGCATCACGAGGAATCACTTAATGCTAGTTACCACCAGTTTTCCTAATCTTGTAGGAGGTGTATCTCAACAGCCCTCAGCACAGCGACTTCCAAATCAGTGCGAGGTTCAAGAGAACGCCGTACCTCTACTTGTTGGTGGCTTAATCAAGCGTCCTCCTACGAATCACATTTTAGAACTCAAAGACTCTTCAGCAGCATCCATAGACCTTAGTGGTGCTTTCACACACTTCGTCACAAGAGACTCTGAAGAAGAATTCATTGTATCTCTTCCGGGTACTACTAATACAGTTTATGTGAATGACTTAACAGGAGCCGCAAAGACTGTCTATTCAGACTTAGGAGACAGTACATACCTTCAAGCAGGCGCAGGGTCCACTGCAACTATCACGTTCAGCGGTTTGCCCACGGCAGACCAGACTATAGTTATAACTTCTACAGGTGGCACAGCGAAAACATACACGGCTAAAACAGGCGAAACTCTAGTAGACGGTGAGTTTGTGGCTAATGGAACCGTGGCTGCAACAATAGCCTCTCTTCAAGACTGTATTGAACACACATCAGGAGAAGGACACAACGGTGCGATCCTAGTATCCAGCGATGGCGTTGATACTCTCAAGTTGACTCAGGCAGTCGTTGGAGTTTCAGGTGACAAGCCAATAACAAACAACCTTGGTGCGAATGTCTCTTCTTCAAATTTCAGTGGAGGGGCTGACCCAGACACTTCGGCTCTAAAAGCAATTACTATTGCTGACGTTACCTTCCTTGTGAATACAAATGTTAAAGCAAGGATGAAAGAAGATGTAACTCAACTCTCCCCCCATTCAAGGAGTCAAGCAGCGACTCCCTACGATGGGCTTATTTGGATACGCTCGTCTAGTCAGGGAATTGCCTACAAAGCAAAAGTAAGAGCAGACAGTGCAACAGTGGATTCAGACATATCTGTAGTACACACTCCTGCTGCTGATGACATAGGAGGCGAGGGGACTGCCGAAGACCCCAATATCTATGGATTCCCTCCCGGCTCTCCATCTACAACTGCTATTGCAGCAGGACTAGCCTTAGGAGACGCTGTAACAGACTGTGTAGTCACTCCAAACGGACTTAATGGAATCTCTGGTGATTGGACATCAGAGTCCAGCGGTAGTGTTGTATTTGTTACGAACACCGAAGAAGACTTCCAACTCACTGTAGAAGACTCTCTAGGACAAAACGGACACAAGATAATCAAAGGAAGCGTTGGTAAGTTCGCTGATCTTCCTCCTGTTGCTAAGAATGGCATGATTGTCTTGGTAAAAGGTGATCCTGAATCTGAAGTAGACGACTACTATGTTAAGTTTGAAGTCAATGGAGACGGTGGTGCGGACTTTGGAGAAGGCTTGTGGATAGAGACCATTGGTCCTGCCATCAAATATCAATGGGATTACGACACACTTCCCCATATAATCATTAGACAGGCCGACGGAACCTTCATGGTTAAACGAGCCGATGGGACTACTCCCAGTTCTAATGTTCCTGTAGGTGGGAACTACAGCGCGTTTAAGTTCATCCCAAGGGAAGCGGGTTCAGACCTTACTAATCCAGCACCTTCCTTTGTTGACAATACTATTAACGACATCTCATTCTTCAAGAACAGACTAGCGATTATGAGTGGAGAGAATTGTGCTTTAAGCGAAGCCGCAGAACTCTTTAACTTCTTCCGAACCACTACAACACAGTTGCTAGATATAGCACCTATTGATGTTGGTGTGGGTGGAACTGAGATCAATAAGATAGAAAAGGCTATACCGTTCAGCGACAGGCTCATACTGTTCTCTGAGAGGACTCAGTTTGCTCTCCAAGGAGAAGCCATCCTAAGCCCAATGACTGCCTCAATCACACAGGTGACTAACTGGGACGTTACTACAAAGGTATCTCCCGTCTCTGCGGGTAGTTCCTTGTTCTTCCCATTCAACCGTGGATCATTCAGCGGCATACGTGAGTTTTATAAGACTACTGAAACCGATATTAACTTTGATGCTGTGGAATCCACGGCACAGGTTCCAAAATACATACCGGGAATCGTTGAGGAGATGACGGTATCTACCCACGAAGACTTACTGGCTGTGCTGGCTCGTTCTGGTGGTGCGGCTACTAATGAATTCTATATGTATAAGTATTACAAAACAGAGAAGGGTCGTGTGCAATCTGCGTGGTTTAAGTTTATTCTCACTGGTTGTGAGATCATTAACCTGCATTTCATCGGACAGTCCTTGTATTTGATACTAAAGCGAGGAAGTAAGACTTTCCTTGAGAAGATGGACTTGCAAACAGGACTCACAGATACAGGAAAAGCGTACACCACGCACTTAGATCGGCGAACATCTATAACAGCCGAGGAATCTGGCTTCGTGCTGGAGTTGCCTTATGACATAGAAAGCGGAGATACGATGCAAGTAGTGTCTGCGGACGGTGAGGTGATGACTATTCAGTCACAGACCACAAATACCATTACTCTTTATGAAGAATTCTCTGCTTCTGACGTGTTCTATGTTGGAATACCATATACTATGAAGTATCAACTGAGTAAGCCTGTTCTCAAAAGGCAGAAGCCTGACGGCGGGTACGAAATCATTGCAGTTGGTAGGCATCAGATAAGGTACATGACCGTGGTTTACTCCGATACTGCATACTTCTCAGTCAGAATCACCCCTGAAGTAGGGGGCAGCGATGGAACTCCCATTGATTATCCCTACAGCGGTAGGTTCTTGTCTACAGGAGGATTCCTTGGTCAGGTAGTGAGCGACTCAGGAGACTTTAGGTTTCCTGTCTTCTCTCAATCTGATGCAGTTAAAATAGAGATACTTAATGATTCTCCTCTGCCTAGCAATATACAATCAATCGAGTTTGAAGCGAACTTCGTATCTCGCTCTCAACCAAGGTTTACTTGAAACACACCAGTATTGACATTTCGACAGAAGAAGACATCTCGTATGTTGCAGAGAATATGCGAGAGGCTGATCTCATGGAGATACAGGCTCTAGGTGTTCCCGACCCTCGCATGGCTCTCACTCATGGGTTTGAGCATTCAAAACCTAATTGTTACTCAGGGTACAACTATGGAGTACCTGTAACTATGTTCGGAGTGACTCCCCACGCTGAGACCCCACAGATCGGGTTCATCTGGCTCCTTGGAACAGATCGAATAACTACGGACGTTCCTATTAGTTTCTTGAAGAAGAGCAAGAGGTTCTTGCCTGTTCTAGTAGAGCCTTACGACATGGTGTGTAATATTGTGGACAAAAGAAATACAGTTCATATCAAATGGATGAAGTGGCTTGGTTTTTCTTTTGTTAGTGAAATAATCTACGGTCCTGAAAAGAGACCTTTCTACGAGTTTGCAAAGATAAAGGGTTAAATTATGTGTAGTCCGATGGCTATAATGGGTGTCGCTTCAGCAGGAGCGCAGGGTATGGCAGCACAACGCCAAGCCCAAAACCAAGCATCGTACAACCGCCAACTGTCTATCTGGAGAGCCGAACGGTATCAACAGATGGTGGATTATCAACAGGAACTTGCGGACTGGCAATCAGATAACTATTACAAAACAGCAGTAAGTGCCGAAGAGAGTGCGCAGGGTCAGTATTCAACAGTGTTAGAACGAGTGGATCAAGTGAGAGAACGTACTCTCCATAACATAGCGAAGGCTGCAAGGGCTGCTCAAAGAGGAAGTTCCTTTGTTCTTGCTTCGGCTTCTGAGACAGGAACCCAAGGATCATCCATAACCCTTGCTCAACAGCAGTATCAATTAGCGGAGGCTAGACATACCTATATCTCATTTGAAAATCTCCGTAACGGACTAAAGCAATCACAAAGAAACTTGTTAGGTATACAAGCACAGGCTCAAGGTAGAATAAATGCAGCAATGCCTGCACCAATGGCTCCACTAGACCCAGTACAACCCACAATGCAAGTCCAGTCCCCATCTATGCTTCCTTACTTTGTTCAAGGCGGTAGTGCCGTAGTGGGAGCCGCAGCATGGCAACAGGGCATAGATGCTCAGACCATGACTCCTGAGAACTATGAGGCTGAATGGGGAGGAAGTTACTGGGAGAACTTTACTAATTGGGCTGGTGGTGGAAACTAATAATATGTATAAGGTGATAAACAATGGCTAGAAGAAGACCTTCAGTTCCTCCGGGAAGAGTTACTGGATATGACGAAGCAGGCACTGGTGCAGCCCCCGCTGTTCAAGCGCAGGGAGTAGATGTCTTTACCCCTCCAGGCGCAGCAGGAATGCCACAGGCTCCTACTGCTGCTCCTCTTCCAGTAGAAACTTCTAATCAAGACGCTATGGATTTAGCGAGACTAGGGAAAGAACTTGAGGGGCTTTCTGCATCAGTAGGACAGTTCGCTAGAGCAGAAGCAATAGGACTTCCAAAGTTGAGAGCAGCCGGAGCAGAAGAAGCACAGATTCTACAAGACCAAATGAATAAAAGCGGTAAGACTTTTGCTGACATGGTTGATGAAGGTCTTATCCCAGCCTTCAGACACCCTGCTGCACAAAAGGGTTTTGCAACAGCAATGGGTGAGAACCTTACACGCGAGTATTACAATGAATGGGTGGCTAATACAGAGAAAAGACGAGCAGGCAACGGAAACATATATGACCACGATAAGATTATGCAAGAGTTTGATCTTGGACTTGAGTTGATGCAGAAGGAACTTCCGGGAATAGCAAGAAGAGATGTCCTTGAGAGATCAATAATAACATCACAATCTGCATATAGAGAAAAAGTAGCGAACACTCACCAGAAGTGGCTCAGTGGAGAGATGCTAGAGAAGTCCGAAATTGCTGCTAAGATGAAGATTGAAAATGCAATTACCGAAGGGGCATCCCTGACCATCGACCCTAGAGTAATTTATGTAGAGACAAAAAAACTTGATATTTGGGGACAGAAGATTAGAGTACCCTCTGGTTACGAAGGGGAGGATGCAGCGACTATTTGGCAACGGGGAGTTGATGCAACGTCTGATGCAGTCACTGCTTTCCTAGATTCTGAATATGGAGGTCTTCTTACTAATCGTATCAATGAAATAGTTGCGGTAAAGTTGACCGATCTAGCATCAGGTTCCAACGATCTAGCAACCAGCCAACTAGCACACGCGGTTCTAAAGGCTACGAAGACTGGTCCTAAGAATAACCGAAGCAACTTACTCGGTACTGAATCAGGGAAAGCATACGAATACTACAGCAAGGCAGAGCCAACCATAGGAACACACCAAGCCACGCTTATCAAAAGAGAAAGAAAGATTGTCTTTGACCAAGTAACAGACAATGCGATAGATGCAATGTCGAAGGTGTTTGAAAATAGAGTGACAAATGCTCCGAACACTGGACCAGCCGAACTGGTAGCGATGATGGCTGATATGAAAGTGGAGGACATTGAACTTGGTGGCGGATTTACGATAGGCATGAAGGGTGATACTGGTACAATCAGGGATGTCTTTGGCAATTCAAGAGATGTGAATATAAGAAGAGTCGCACAAGACATGATTGCTAAAGCAGACGCAAAGTATGTGGGTGATCTTACAGAGACTCTTCAAACAGACGGCAAGCCTAACCCAGAAACACGAGCGCGCGCTCATGCGTACCGCGAGACAGGGAGGTCTGATCCAGTTATGAAAGAGTGGCTCGGCAGCGGACTTAAAGCCGTAAC